GACTGGCGTTCCGTTCCCACCTGAAGCTCGCACCTGACGGCGTCGGGACGGGCGCCGGGTCGACCGCCGCCGGCCAGGGCAGCCCCCCTGCAAGTGCCGGCGGCGGTGCGGCTCCCCCCAATGGCGGCGCCGGCGAGCCCTGGTATGCCGCCAAGGACCTCAAGCTCGACGACGACACCCGCAAATGGATCGAGGGCAAGAATTTCAAGGACCCGGCCACCGCGCTCCGCTCGGGGCGCGAGGCCGACACCGTGGCGCGGTCGCGCAACGTCATGGACCGGCCCGATCCGGCCAACCTCGACAATTGGAAGGGCTGGAGCGAGCTCGGCTGGGTCGAGCGCGAGGACGACTACAAGCTCAAGCGCCCGCAGCTTCGCGACGGGGTCCAATACGACCAGGCGATGGAGGATCATCTCAGGAAGATCGCCCATGGCGCGCGGATCCCGGTCGGCGCCGCGCAGAAGATCCTCGACGGGCTCGTCGACTACCAGAACAAGGCGCTCGACGCGATCGAGGCCAAGGGCGCCAAGTCCAAGACCGAGCTCGAGGGCGCCCTCAAGAAGGAATGGGGCCCGCACTACGAGGAGAACCGCGAGCTGTCGCGGCGGGCAGCGCGGTTCCTCGGCGTCGGCATGGATGACCTCGCCGAGCTCGAGGAGATCGTCGGCTCGGCGGCCCAGGTCAAGATGTTCCACCGCATCGGCAAGCTGTTGAGCGAAGATCAACTGAACGGGCCGGCCGGCGCCGGCGGCGGCACTGCCGGCGGGATCATGTCGCCCCAGGCGGCGGGAGCCGAGCGGCGCCGGCTCGAAAGCGACAAGGCGTGGATCGCCATCTTCAACGATCAACGGCACCCGCTGAACAAGGACTACGTGGCGCGGCGGGAGGAGCTGCTCAGGATCGAGGCGCAAGGCAAACGATAGGAGACCAGCATGGCGAAGAAGCCGACAATGCGGACCGAGGACGAGGCCGAAATCGACAAGAGCGCCGCCGCAGACGACGCGGCGAAGGTCGAAGAAGGCGAAGCCGAGCGGCAGGCGGCCGAGGAGAACGGCCAGGAGACCATGCCGATCGACGAGGCCGAGCGGGAGCGGCGGGCGCGCGCGGCCGAGACCGCCCAGCCGGCGCCGTTCGGCGGCGGCGCCCCGGTGGCGGGCCCGTCGCCCGAGGCGGCGCTGGCCGGTTTCATCGCCGATTTCGAGCGGGCGCCGCCGGACCTCAGCGGGCCCGAGGGCTACAAGTCCAACGTCAATGACCGCTGGTGGGGCAACCGCTACAACATCGCGGATGGCGATCATCCGACCGAGGGCGGCGTGCTCCTGACCTTCCGGGACGGGCATTTCGTCCGGGCGACGGGCAGCAAATGAGCCAGGAGAACGGCCCGACCCATCTGGCCGACCTCGCCGCGGCCATCCAGGCGCTAACGGCGAAGATCGAGCCGCTTGCCGAAATTCGCGACCTCTTGAACGTCATGCCCGCGTCCGACAATGTCGCGACCCTCGTCGAGAGGATCGAGGGGCTCTATGAGAAGCTCGACAATCTCGGCATCCAGGTCGAGGCGCTGACCGCGGAGATCGCCCACGCCAACGCCCACGCCGATGCGAACATCGGCGCGGACCTTCATGCTCACGGGATCACCGATCAGGAGATGGCCGAGGAGCGCGAACGCTTGACGCGGCCCGAGGAGCGGTAGGGTCAGGGCCTCCCATGGCGATGGTTTCCCTCCGGGATGCGGCTTCCCAGGATGAAGCCCGGAGGGAAACGGAGGAGGGCGGCGGGTGGCTCAGACATGGTCCCGTCGCCCTCACCGCCCGCACCCCGCGTCATCGCCCGCGGGCCCGGCTGCTGGCGGGAAAGCCCCGCCGCCGACCGCAGGCGCTAAACGATAGGAATGGGCCCGCGTTCCGCGGGTTTCTCTCTTGCCCCATCCGGCCCAAGGGCCGGCTGGCGGATAAGCCAGAAACCTCAGAGAACGCCGCACCCCGGTTCCGAGAACCACCTTCTCGCAACGAACCGGGAGACCTACCAAAATGGCTGTAGGAAGCGATTTTGGCCCGATCACCGAGGAACACCGCCTCACCTATCAGGCCAATATCGAGCTGGCGATCCAGCAGCGCCAAAGCGAGCTGGAGCCTGCTTTCGTCTATCATCCGGGCATGTCCGGCCGGTCGGCAAAGATGCTCGACCTGGTCGGCGAGACCTCGGCCCGGATCAACCCGCCCCGCGGCGGCGACACCCCCGACATTCAGGGCAATTACGAGCAAACCTGGATGTCGCCGGTGTGCATCGACTGGGGCCGGGTGATCGAGCTCGAGGACGACATCAAGGCCGCGATCAGCTTCCTGTCGACCGCGGTGCAGGCCGGAGCCGCGGCGATCGTCCGCGGCCGGGACCAGATCCGGGCCAATGCCATCTTCGGCGATCGCAAGACCGGCCAGGACGGCACCGAGACCACCACCTGGGACCCCACCAACAAGAACGTGCCGACCACGGTCGGCTCGCCCACCGCCGTCCCCACCGGGATGAACGTCAAGAAAATCCTCCGGGCCTTCCGCCTTCTCGAACAGATGAAGGTCAAGCTCAACGAGCATGAGCTTTATTGTCTGGTCGATCCGATCGAGATGGAGGAGCTATACGGTGACATTACTTTCGTCTCTAAAGACTACCGCAGCAAAGCGGTGATCGAGGAGAAGCGGGTGATGTCGATCCTCGGGGTCACGCTCCTGCCCACCACCTATGTCCCCGACCTCGACGCCACGACCTCGCGCGCCGTGCTGTGCGCGAAGGGCGCCCTCCATGAGGGCGAGTTCTATCCGGTGACGACCAAGATCGAGCCTAATCCCGCCAAGCGGTATCGCCCGCACCCCTACATCGAGACGTGGATGGGGGCCACGCGCGGGGAGGACAAGATGATGATCGAAATCCGCAACCTCATCCCGACCCCGTAGGAGGCGCCACCATGGCAATCGTGACCAAATACGGAACGGGCTATCGCAACCCCAACGCCCTCCTGTCGACCGACGGCATCTACGCCGAGGGCCGGGTGCGGGTCATCTTCTCCAAGGCGGTGCTCGCCAATGGCGACAGCGCGACCTCCAAAATCTTCCTCGGCAAAATCCCGTCGAGCGCGATCATGCTCAAGCAGTTCTCGCGGGTGTCGACCGAGGCCATCACCGGGCTGACCGATGTCGACATCGGCCTCTATCTCAACGGGGTCGCGGCCGGCACCGGCGGCGCCGAGATCATCGCCAACGGCCAGACGTTCGCGACGGCGGCGGACGTGGCGCTCCTCGCCGGCGTGACCACGCCGAACCTCGGGCTCCGCGTGTGGGAGCTGCTCGGCCTCACCCAGGACCCCGGCGTCGAATACGACGTGGTGGCTCTCCTCAATGCGGGCGCCGGCGCGGCCGGCAGCTTCACCGTCCAGCTCTGGTATCTCAAGACCTAGCCTCCCTTCCCCACCTGGCGCGATCCCCTTGAGGGGGTCGCGCCCTTGTCGAGAGCATCTCGAATGGCCGAGCCGCGGGTCACCAGCGAAATCCAGGCCGCGAACCTGGCCCTCGGCCATTGCAAGCAGCCCGAGATCGGCTTTTTCCCGCCGACCGAAGCGAGCCTTCGCGCCCGCGAGGCTCACAAATGGTTCGGCACGGTGCGCGACGCGCTCCTCTGCGATCATCCGTGGAATTGGGCGGGCTGGCGCATCGTGCCGGCCGCCGCTCCGCTCGGATCGCTCAACGAGAGGATGCCCTACCGCTATCCGCTGCCGGCGGAATGCCTCGAGGTCCGCTCGGTCGATCATCTCTCCCATGACGAATGGGAGATGGAGGCGGTCGACCCCACGTTGCCCAACCCGCCGCAGATGAAGATCCTGGTGACCTCGCGGGCGCCGCCGGTGACCGTGGAGATCACCGCGCGGGTCACCAATGTCGCCCTGTGGGAGCCCCTCTTCGTCGAGTGCTTTGCGCTTCGCCTCGCGGCGGCGATGGCACCCAAGCTCCTCCGCAACGAGAACCGGGCCCTCGAGCTCCTCGCCGAGGCCGAGGCCAAGCTGAAACGGGCCCAGATGTCGGACCGCCGCGAGCGGTCGCGGTCGGGGATCACCCGGCAAACCTCTTACATCACGGTGCGGCGATGAATTGCCTGCCGGGGCTAAAGATGAGGGAGGGGCACCGGCCTCTGTGCCGCCCTCGCCGGCCAACCCGCCAGCCGGCCCTTGGGCCGGATGGGGCAAGCCAATGAAGGTCGCGGTCGACCGCACCACCTTCGCCGCCGGCGAGGTTTCGCCCGAGCTCTACGCCCGCACCGACCTGGCGCGCCACGCCACCGCGGTCGCTTCCTGCGAGAATTTCGTGGTGCTCCTCGAGGGCGGCGTCACCCGCCGGCCGGGGACCCAATTCATCAGCCCGGTCCGCACCGAAAGCGAGGCCGCCAAGTTCATGCGCTTCGCCTTCGGCGCCGGCGACAGCTACATGCTGGTGTTCAATGGCGGGAAAATCCGCTTCGTCCGCGACGGCGGGGTGATCGAGACCTCGCCGGGCGTGCCCTACGAGATCAACCAGCCCTACCTCGCCGCCGACCTCGCCTATCTCCGCTACGCCCAGGTCGGGAACCTCGTTTTCATCGCCTGCCGGCCGCCGGGCTCGCTCGGCTATGCCCCGAAGGTGCTGCAGCGCTTCGCCCACACCAATTGGACGCTGATCGACTACGCTTACATCCGCGGTCCGATGACCACCATGAACACCGACAAGGTCAAGCAGCTCCGGGCCTCGGGCTTCACGGTGGGGGCCTCGATCAATCTCGAGGCCGACAACCGGCCGTGGACCGCCGCCGATGTCGGCAAGATCATCCGGCTCGACGAGGACAATTACGAGACCGTGCCGCAATGGGTCGCCAATGAAAGCATCGCCGCCATCGGCGACCAGCGGCGCTGGGACGGCAACATCTATCAGGCCACCGGCCTGACCTTCCCCGCCAACTCCGGCACCAACCCGCCGGTGCATCTCGAAGGCACCGTGGTCGACGGCACCGTGGCGGCCACCACGCCGACCGCGCGGGCCGGCTGGACCTATCTTCATTCCGGCTATGGCTATGTGAAAATCACCGCGGTCATCAACGCCACCAATGCCACGGCGACGGTGATGACCCGGCTCCCCAACAGCGTGGTCGGTTCTTTAAGCGCCGATTACACCTATCGCTGGTGGGAGAGCGCCTGGGGTCCGGGGGTCGGCTGGCCGGAAACGGTGCGGCTCCACCAGGGCCGGCTGGTGTGGACGCTCGACGATTTCTTCTGGATGACCAAGCCGAGCGATTTCTTCGAT